TACTGCTACAACAATCAGTTCCGGTTTTACATAATTCATGGTCTGTTCCATCATTCCTCACTTTTCCTTTCCAAATCCTCAATTCTGTGATTTGCCACTTTCACTTTTTCCTCTAAAATATATGTTCTTTCTACAATAGAGTTGTGCTTCTCTACCTTCTTTTCTAACTGCTCTATCCGGTACTTTACAAGCTGCGTTCCTCCGAAACTTCCAAGCAAAGTGCCGAGCAGAGATATAATTGCTACTATAACTGTATCTGTCATTTCTGCCTCCTTATTTCACGATTACCTCTCCATAGCATTCAAAAGTAACTCGGTTAGCATATTCAGACGCAGAAAGTGTGATTGCACCATTTTCCAAAAACTGAACATTTCCATACCCCACAGGTGCTTGTGCAACGTTCATAATCATTGGTAGTCTTTGATTTATATTCGGAGTAAATGGACATCTGGCTATAATAAGTGAATCTCTGATTCCTTGTGATTTAGATTCCGTTTTTGTTACGAGTACCTGGTATCTCTTATATCCACTTTTTCTATAGTTCAGTGTCCATCCGTTTTCTTGATATATTTTCCATTCCGTCTCTACACTCATGTCTTTACTTACCGAACCTATATATTTATTTAATTCCGCTCCCATATTCGCGCTTAATGGAGCTATCTCGGATTCTGTAGTTAAATTATCCACAATATCTTTTTTCTCTACAAAGGATGATAGTGCACTCTTTATTTCATTTATTGCATACACTAAATTCTCTTTCGATGCTGTCGCAAGGTTTCCTAAGTTTCCAATGCTTTCCTTAACATTCTTTAACTGTTCATTCAGATTTCCAATGTATTTGCTGTAAAAATACTGCAGACCTGTCCAGCTTAAAAATTTCATTTAACCACCCCCACTTTACATGGTAAACAGCGAATCTATCTCGTTGTTTGTAATACTTTCCACGTTTGCATCCGAGCCTGCCGGACCCTGTGGTCCCATTGGTCCAATGTCCCCTTTCTCACCCTTTAATCCCTGAGGGCCTTGTGGTCCCGTTTCTCCCTTTTCGCCTTTTTCTCCTGCAGGTCCTTGAATCCCCTGTTCACCTTTTGCTCCCGCCGGTCCTGCTGGTCCAGCAGCCCCCTGCAATCCCTGAGGTCCCTGTGGGCCTGTCATACCGGTGGCTCCTGATAAGTCTGTGATGTATGTGTAAGATGACGTCCCTTTAACATATAACTTGGCGTTGTCAGCATCCTCTACATTTCCTGTGTCAATCATGACAAACTGCCCAGTCTTTACTCCATCTGTCGCAAACCCTTCATTCATCGCATTAACGGAAACAAATGTCTTAGCGATTTTAAACGCTTCCCCAGCCGGACCTTGTGGTCCCTGCAATCCCTGAGGTCCCTGTGCACCCGCAGCTCCTGCCGGTCCTGTTGGTCCCTGTGCTCCAGCTGCGCCGGTTTCTCCTCTGTCTCCTTTATCTCCCTTAAATTCTCCACTTTTAATTGCTTCATCCAGCGATTTTCCATTATACGTAACATCAGTAGAAACTACTTTGTCAGTTTTCTTTCGAAATGCACCATTTGCCCATTCCTGCATTTTTGTTTTAAATGTTCCAAGTCCTGTAAAATCTAAAAATTTCGCCATATTCTTTCTTCTCCTTTATTACTGAAATAATCTATTGATTTCTTCTTCTGTGATAACTTCATTTCCTGCTCCTGCTTCCAGCTCTCCAATCTTCTGTTCTACAGATTTTCCTTCTGCAAGCTGCACGCTTTCCGCCATGCACAGCGGGTAATTTCCATTGTTTTTTACAGATAAGGTGTTGACGATTACAACACCGCCTTCAATGCTCTGTGCCATCTTTCAAACCTCCTTATTTTACTGTGACTGCTGTAGATCCCAGCCCTGCATTTACAGACATCCAGACATCATAACTCTGCTTGTAACCGGATGCGTTGGTAAATTCCAGAGTCCGCGCCTTTTTAAATCCTCCGTCAAATCCGCCCACGTTGAATGTTGGCGTTCCAAAGGATGTCGGAAATGCGTAAACAATCTTTTCACCTTCTCCTGCATTGACCGTAAATGTGCGTCCTCGTCCACCTGCTAATGAAGATCCTTCCAGTGCCAGGATATCGGCATTTTCCAGCTGTTCCTTGTTAGTTTTTCCCCAGTATACTTTTGGCTGGAACGTGATGCCAACCGTTCTGGATACAACTGCATCCCTCTCATCTGTCACTGTCAGCACAATGTTGGTATTTGTTTTCAAAGACTTTCCTGTATAAGATTTCTTTCGAAGTGCTTTATCCAGTATTTCCTCCTGTTCTGCTCCAAATTTGATTTTCTGTGTTTTTGGCTCTTTATTTAACGCCCATGCAATATCAGATGCAGTAACTGTCGCACCGATTTCGTTGCTGCTGTTCGTGGCAGTCAGACTGTTGATTGCAATCTTGGTGTACGCCAGGTCATCGATTTTTTTCTTGTACTCATCCGAAAAATCATTGCTGGATAAACCTTTTCCCACCTCCTTCTTTACGTATCTCTCATCATTCTTCTGTACCAGGTGTGCAAGTCCATCCTGATCCAGGTACTTCTTTTCTGCGGCCAGTGCCGCTGCTTCTGTTGCTTTTTTTCTTGGCATACTTATTCTGCTCCTTTCATAATCTCGTCAATCTCCGGATTGGTGATCGACTCTATCTCCACAGTTTCGCTTCCCCCGCCTTCCGGCAGTTCCACTTCACTGAGTAGATTCTCTCCAGAAAAAAGCTGCATCCGGTTTTCTTCCAGATACAGCCTGTCCCCTTTTTTATTGAGTTGCTCTAACACCTGCTCCAATGCGTGTTTATCATCTGGCGCTTCGTAATCTTGTGGTTTTTTTCTTGCTTTGACTCCCAACCGAACTTCGAACGTTGTTCTTCCTTCTCCCGGAATCGTCTGATATACATACGCATTGATTATTCCGTTTTTCTTCAGCAATTCATTTGGAATTTCTACAAAGATATCTCCATCCTCCACTGTTCCAAGCACGATCCACGCTTGTTCTGTACATCGATTTGAAAAATGTACCTGTATCTGCTTTTCCTGGATCTGCATTCCACAAATCTGGAGTACTTGTCCATAATCCCATTGTGTCAACTTTCCATCGATATCCACACGCCTGGAGCATTCATCAAATACTGCAATTATCATTCTTATGCGCCTCCTCCAAGCGAATCGACATCCGAATTCGGAATCCCCTCTATCCCTGTTACTTCTCCGGAATCACCCCGGGGAATTTCGAAATCAAATACCGCCTCTGTTTCTGTACCCGAATTTTCAACAGACGCCTCTGTTCCGGCCTCCCCGGTCGTAGTAGTTCCGATCCGTATCGTTGCTGCTTTTCCTGCCGGTCCTTCCGGACCCTGAATACGTCCTACATTTTTCCACTGTCCAGATACGTTGTCCCATACATGTAGATTTCCATCCACCAGATAGGATTCACCCACATTTCCTGTTGGATGTTCTCTGTTCAATTCCTCTTCTGTTTTATAGGAGCCCAGTATAGTAACACCCGTTCCATCTTTCCCAGGCTCCCCCTGAATCCCCTTTTCTCCTCTTGGACCAGGATCTCCTTTCTCTCCTTTAGCCCCTGTTGCACCGGATAAATCTACCATGTACTCATATCCAGTTGCGCCCTTTCTATAAACCTTGGCATTATCTGCATCATCCGGGTTACCGGTACTTATCATCACAATCGCATTTTCCGGAAGACCATCGGTTTCAAATCCTGCATTCATCTGTCCTACAGAGGCATAAATCTTTTGCACGTTTAAAGCAATGCTTCCACTTTCTATGGTTCCTGACTGCAGAGAATCAATTTCAATCGTTGTAATTTCAATCGGATCATACTTCTCCAAACGATTTAGTATGTCTACTAGTGCCTGATATTCACTGGTTGACTGTATTTCGGATGCAGCCACTAAGTTTTCTCGGACCTCCATCTTCACCTTAAATGATGTAACAGCATTGCTACCATCAATCAAATGAAGCTGGCATTCCGTATTTCCCACTTCTGCAACCATTTGCGGCGTCAGACTGAACAGGACGCAATAATTACTTATCACGGTTCCTTCTGTGTAAGTTTCTGATCCGCTTGGTTTCTTACAATAAATCCTGGCCTTACTGATTGTCTTTGCCATTCCGGAAATCATACAGCGCAGAAGTCTGCCCGAATCGTACTGTACTGCATAGATTGTTTGCATAATTCCTGGGTTTCTCACGTCAATGTATAAAGTTGTCGTTGTTTCCATATCACACCTTCTTTCTTATCCCGGTATCCACCTGACGAGGTAAACGTCTCCCGGCAACACACCTTCACCGCTTTTGTATCGCAGCACACAGTCCCACGGATAGTTATAGTATCCGGTTGTCCAAATTTCCTCTCCTGTCTGATCACCAGTCTGGCCGCCGGTTGTTCCGCCAAATTCATTTTGGCTGGCCTGCACAACCTGTCCATTTCCAATTCCCATTGCAGTATGGTTTACGATGTTCAGAAGGATATCCCCTCTTTGTACACCAGATCCTGTTGCCAGATTTATCTGCCCTGTCACATCCGTAAAACCGCAATTCAAAAATATTTCCCGCATATTACCGGTGTAGGTTGCCCCATTGCTTTTTACTGGAACCCCGGCATTTTCCCACGCCTGAATCAATAACGAGGAGCAATCGTAATCTGGTCCCCATCGATTTGCCTGATCATATCCGTGGCTATTATCATTTGCAATTTGAATCGCCCAGTTTACCGCAGCTTCTATTTTTTCAGATCCTCCTGCATATTGACTCAGGTAGTTGTACCAATATCTTGCCTGCTGCCGCCTCTCGGCTTCCACTTCTACGCCTGCACGTTCAAAGTTTTTCAAAAATGCAGATGCCAGATATTCCGGTGATTCTCCGCTGACCTTAAACTGATCAAACAACAGCGGATATGCAGCGGTTGCAATCCACTGACCAAAAGAAACTGTAACAGAATCTATCCACGTAAGCTGACCGTTTGGATCCGTAATTCCATATCCGTTCGCACCTGCCCAATTTGTATAATTTGTTGCCGGTGTCCACTGTACCAGTCCAAAACCTCCACTATAGTTTCCCTCCTGCAGGCTTTGCCAGATTCCGGGATTGATGTTCGATTCACTTTGCATGTTGCCGCATATCCCAGCAATAGCATTCAGCGACCATCCTTTTTGTTCAAAAAAACTTAGTACTTCTCTTGCATTCCCCTGCATCTGCTCTGTGGTCAGATAAAAGTTTCCTATCGTCCATGACATCAGAAATCACCTTCTTTCGTGATTCCGCCCACAAGAAATCCTTTTTCAAACCTTAGATTTGTCCCATTCGAAAAAACTGCAGTTCCAGTCTTTCCATAAACTCCGGGTCCAACGTTTTCCGCATCTAACAGAACCGCATCCTTCGTGATTCTTAGTAAGTTTTTGCTGTCTTCTTTGTTTCCATCGGTGAATAATAGTGCATTTCCAACATACGTCATACAAAGAACGCCCTCATCCTTTTTGTTTGAAAATAATATTGTTCCGTCCTTTATTGTCACACGCCGATTATCGCTCAAAGAATCGCAGATATATTTCCCTTCTGCGTAAATTCCATCTTTATCCAGTCTGACTATTTCTTTCCCGCTTGCATCCAGCACCCTTGCAACGCCACTATTATTGTCAAATCCTCCGATTTCCAATGTTCCACCTCTGATCCGATCAGCCAGCATTGTTCCTGCTGTGATAAAATCAGCAAAGAATCCCTGTCCTGTTCCAAAGGTGGACCAGTCCCAGTCTCTTCCATCTGCAGTTCTTTTACTGGCAATCTCGAACCCCATTGTACCAAGGCACATTGCTCCAAACGTTTCCGACTCCGGATTCAAATCTTCAAATAAAACAGCGCGTACTTTCTGTTTTTGTGCGATGTCGGACTGTGCCCGAAACTGTGCTTTCACTCCGTTTATGATGCCGTTGACCTGTGCTCCTATCACAGTGCCATCCGGTCGGATTGCACTTTCTATCCGATTTGACATACTTGATACATCCGCAATGAAATTATATTGAAAGTCTCCCAACACAACAGATGCAACCTCTTCATTGATGCAATCCCATTCCAGTTCTATGACACGTGCATCTGTTACAATATCCAGTTTGCTGTGACGACAATGTACCGTGTCTCCGATAGAAACTTCTTCCAGTTCCCGGATATCCGCGTACAATTCCGTATCATGCAGCATAACCATATCAGCGGATATCGTAACCTTCGGCTTGTCAATTCCAGCTTCAAACTGTTCCTCGCATTTTTCTTTTAACGCATTGTTTAGTTCTTCCTGTGTATTGCAGATCACGATTCCGTTCTCTTCGTCATCTTCCGCAGCATCGGCCTTCATCTTCACATCTTCAAATGTGATCACTCCGTATTTTATTGTTGGATATTTATCAAGCAGTGGTGAGTCCACCCACGGTTCATTCCCCTCTATCATGTATCCGTTATATGCCTTTGGTACAATCCTTGTAATGACCTCGCTGGTATCAATCTCTTCCTGCAGCCCGTTTTCCGCAATGTTTTTCCCGTATAAAACCTGCACCCCATTATCGATTCCAACTCGGTCATTGACGGTGATCGTATAATTATCAAAAAGAACCTCACCGCCCCATCTGTTCAGGAAGGAGTTCTCCTCTTCTCCGCAGATTGCTTCGATCAGGTTCTTTGTCTGGTAATATGCTGTTGATATTATTTTGATATTAGATTTTCCACTGTACTTTTTATTTGGTGCGGTCATGATGTCCAGTGCCTGCTGCCCGTTTTTTTCCGTTGGACGTATATCCAACAGAAAACAATCATCAATCGCATCCATAAAAACCGGTTCCAGTTCTGCACTCACGCCAGCATCTGATTTTGCTTTCTTTTTGATCCGAAATAACTGTGTTCCATTGAATGACTCCAGTTTTACGACTGCGTCCTCTTCTATCCACTTCCAACGTCCCTCTTCATCGATCGGGTGCTGAATCTCCGCTTTCCAACTTCCGTTTAGTATTGCTTTTACAGAAGCGCTCTCCGGAAGTAATGGCATATCACCGTTATGTTCATAATCCGTATTTTCTGGTTTATAAAGTTCTATCCTTATAAGCACCTCCAGTTCGGAATCACTTTCAGATCAAATCCTCTTGAGATATACACGGTATTCTCTCCCGGTAAAAGATGTAGTTCTGCATAATCTCCATACACAGATGTGTTCATCAATTCTCCATCTTTTCTGTATGCCATCAGCCTGTCTGTATCAATCACCAGATTCTGGCCAACATTCGCTTTCATTTGACTTCCGTTTACCTGCAGGATGCACTCACCTTCACCTGTGATCAAATAGACCGGCCTTGATCTGTCATATGGATTGTAAAACACCTCTTCCGGTGTATATTCTGCTTTTCCATCTGTTCGATATCGGTATCCCTCACACGTAAATTCTACCTCAAACTCTCCGACCTCTTTTACTTGCCGTTCTGCCGCATTGATCTTAGTATGTTTTACATGATAGAAGTACTCCAGTTCATCGCTTAAAATCAATTCTGTATCATCTTTTCTCATGAGCCATCTTCTCGCAGTCCGAAATCGCTCCTGCCACCTTTGAGAATTTTCTGCAAATGTAAATGGAACTGTGATTGTAATGTCGCTCACAGTTCCATCTTCTTTGAATATGCTCCCATCTCTTCCTGGTATTTTTACCTCTGTGTAGTTGTATTCTGCCGAAGGGATAGACGGTCTTTCTCGTACAAGTATTCCTATTTCTGTATTTGTATGGCCGTTTCTGATAATTTCATACATTTACCGTCTCCCCTTTCCTCTTTTTGTGTGATGTACTTGAGATGTAAATCCTTTTTTGGCTGTTTCTACAATATAAGAATCAAGCTTTTGATTTCCAATTTGCACACCGACATTATTGTTCAAAACAATGTTAGTCTGTGTAGCACTTGCCAGAGCCGGAGTTCCTCCGTACATGCTCTCACTCATCGTCTTGGCAACTCTTTTTACCGCATTGGAAACCTTGTACACATTCTCATTGATTCCTTTTACCATTCCATCGATAAAATCCGGCATCCATGTTTCATAATCTCTCAAAGGTCCTTCATCCGGTCTTGAAAAGTGTAAAAAGGATCGAATCTTATCTCCGATTCCTTTCACTGCATCCACAATCCCGCGGACTCCGGATAATATCCCTTCTTTCAATCCATTGATAAAATCCGCTCCCCATTCCCAGGCATTATCGATCCACCCGGAAATTGTGGATCCAATTTTTTCGAAAATATCACTTACAATCTTCGGAAGTTCCCGGATTGCATTTTTAATTCCATCTCGTAATGCTTCAAACCCACTGATCGCAGTTTCTTTTACCAGAGATACCAATGTGGATACCACATTTTTAATTTCATTCCAAATATTTGATGTAATCTCCTTGATGGAATCCCAAATATTCGCAACTGCATTTTTGATATTATTTAAAATATTCTCCAGATCCGATTTTAATTTTTCAAAATCTCCAGTCACAAGATCAATCAAAAGAAGAACTGGAGCCAATGTTGCATTTTTGATAAATTCCCAAGTATTCTCAGCCAACATTTTTATTCCAGTCCAGATTCCGCCTAAATCTTCTTTTAGCCGTTCGAAAGAATCTTTGATAATCGATATCAATTCTTTGATAATCGGAATTTCCATGATACTTGTCCATACAGATTCAAACTTTGCCTGTACACTATCCCATATACCATTCCACCATGCCGGTATTCCTTGAAAGAACGATACCATCTCATTCCATGCATTGGGAATCGTTTCTGTAAAAAATTCTACAATTCCATCCCATGCTGCAAAAAATCCGTCTTTGATTGCCTTTAAAATCCCGTTCACACCATCACGGAACCATTCGAATTTATTGTATAAAGCAACCAATGTCACTATAATTGCCGTTATAGCCGCAATTACAGGATGTGCCGTTATTATTCCAAGTAACCCCGTTACTGCCGTTTTAATTCCACCAATCAGATTTGTCACCACTCCTCCAATTCCGGATAATTTCGACAGCGTACCTGCTACCGCAGATATCCCCAGTGATATCTGGCCGATTACCATCAGTAGTGGTCCTAATGCTGCAACCAGAATTCCGACTACTACAATCACCTGTTGCACGCCTTCCGGTAGTGCTGAAAATTTATTGACAAGTGCGGTAATAAGTTCTGCTACCTTCTGGACAATTGGTGCCAGTGTATCTCCAATCTGAATCGCTGCGGTTTCCAGAGATCCTTTTAATTCCTCGATTGCTCTTGATCCATCACTCATCTGAGAATTGGCCAACCTTTGTGCTGCCTCCTGATCATTTGCCGCGTCGATATATTTTTGAAGCCCCTCAGTTCCGCTATTCATCATCACAGTAGCAGCACGCATTGCATCGGATCCGAAGATTGTCGATAACGCCGCATCTCTAGATGCCGAATCCAAACCGCCAAGTTTATCCTGCAGCTCCTCAGCAATCTCTGAAGCTCCAAGAAGAGTCCCGCTGGAATCTCTTGTCTGTATTCCAAGCTGTTCAATCATTGTTGCAGCGCTGTCTGTTGGTGCCGCCAGCCTCTGGAGCATGGTTTTTAAAGATGTTCCGGCATCGCTTCCCTCGATTCCGGCATCTGCAAAACGGGCCAAAACCGCTGTTGTTTCCTGTATAGACCATCCTGCGTTTTTTGCTCCTGCAGAACACTGTGCCAGTGCCTGTGTGAGAGGTTCTACATCCGTAGAAGATGCAGCTGCTGCCCCGGCCAAAGCGTTTGCCGCTTCTGCAGACTCATTCGCAGATAGACCAAACGCTCCCATTGCCTGTACAACAACATTTGCTGCCTCTCCAAGATCCATCCCGGAAGATGCCGCAAGGTCCATTGTAGTTTTTAATGCCCCTGCTTTAATGTCGGCTTCTGTCAAACCACCTTTTGCCAGTTCTGTGATCGCATTTCCTGCATCAGTTGCAGAAAAGACTGTATCCTGTCCGGTCTGGATTGCAAGCTGTCTTAGATCTTCCATTTCAGACATGGGCTTATCAAGTGCTCCCGCCGCCTGACTCATTGCATCGTTGAAATTATTTGCCATAACAGTGGATGCAGCCCCTACACCGGTCAGTGCCCCCGTTACTGGCAGCAAGGATTGTCCGACTCCTTTGACCTTATTTCCAAACTCTCCGGATACCGCAGATACTTTTGCAAGATTCGCACTTGCACTTCCTGTAGTCTCTTTTAGTGATTTCAGTTTCTGTTCTGTCTCAACAATCTCTCTTTGAAGAGAATCGAATCCTTCTGGACTGATCGGCTGTCCAAATTCATCATCTACTTGCTTTTTCTGTGCTTTCAGTTCTTTCAGTCTATCAGACGATTGGTCTACCTCTGTCTGTAGTTTTTTGTACTCTTCCGTATCAATCTGACCACTTTCTTCCATAGACTTCATGCTCTTTTTGAGCTTGTCCATTTTTTCGTTGGTCTTTACAATCTCCTCTTGAATCGGAGTATACGCTTCTTTCCAAGCATCATAATTTCCAGCGGTTTTTGCTGCCTGTTCGCTTGCCTGTTTTAAAGTTTCCAGCCTGTTTTTCGTTTCACTGATCGACTGCTGCAGCAACTTCTGCTTCTGATTCAGCAATTCCGTATTCGTGGGATCCAGCTTCAGCAATTTATTGACATCTTTTAATGACTGTTCTACATCGTATAGTTTTTTGTCAACACCGGACAGTGCCTTTTCCAACTTGGAAGTATCGCCGCCAATCTCTATGGTAATTCCTTTTATTCTGCTCCCTGCCCTTACATCCCTCCTTTACAGTGCATCAATATCCGCCTGTGTTGCAATTTTCGGATAATCATACTCATCATTCTTCATTTCGATAAACATATCGTTGATCATTCCAATGCTTAACAGGTCTAAATCAGAAATAGAAATACCGCATTGTGCACATCGAAGCATAAACAATGCGGTATTGACCTCACGGTCTATTTCCCTCTCTTTTTTTTTGGAACTGACATCTGTTTATTTTCTGATTTCCACATTTCCATGATTTCCGGCAGAATCTCATAGATATCAAATGTCTCGAACTGATCCAACCACTCGTTGATATCGTCCGGCTGGTCAGGATCGCCATGTTTATGCATCAGAAACGCAATGTTTTCAAACATTTCCAGTGATTCGATCGGGATTCCGCTTTCAAACTTACTTTCATCAAATTCTGTACCTTCTTTTGCGCATTTTTTCTGCATCTCGTCTTTGAGTTTTTCCTGGATCTTGATCTGCTTTTCAATTTTCTGCATATCTACAAAAATATCTCTCCCAAATTTCAGTCGATAAATCCGGGGGATTGCGGCAGAACTTTTGAATTTATATTCTGTTCCATTGATTGTGATTGTTTTTCTCATCCTAACCTCTCCTTATGATACTTCCTGATCTGGAATGTATACCTTATCAAACCACTTTTCGTATAAATCATCTGCTGTATCTGCTGTTGTCTTTGCCCGAACCGCCATTTTCTTAGCTGTTCCAAGCTGTACAGCGGATGCAGAAACTGTGACAGTGTCAGTTGTAGGTTCAATCGCGTCCTCTGTTGTGCTGGATTCTGTTGTAGGACGTGTAGAGGTACAGCAATAAAACCAGAACCGTGTTCCCCTCACATCGCCGTCAATTTCAAATCCCAGCGCAAACCGTTTTACTTTTGCAGTCGCTTCCTCCAGCATGACTTTGTTCTTGTCAATGTATTCACTTAAAATCTTTTCCCGGAACTCATCCGTGATCAGCGCCATTTCCCAGTCTCCCTCATATCCGCTATTGGAAGAAGAAACATAATACTTGATTCCATCCGCATAAAACGGTGTCAGTTCTCCCTGTGCTTCCAGTGAAAGCGATACGGATCCAGGTACCGCAAACGGTGTATCAAATGTAATTTCTCCCGTGTCACTTTCCTGCAAAAGCGCAACATGCGCATTACGGATATTAAATTTAACTTTATCCTTTTTTGTTGCCTGTCTTTCTTTCCTTACTTAGCCCTCCACTTCATATAATACTTCATACATATTTTCTGATTTAATATACTGTTCACTTTTCTGCCAGAAGAGATCTGCTGCATCAAGTGCCGCTTCTACACGTTCCTCCAGTTCAAAGTCCTTTTCATCTGTGTACAGTTCAATATCAACTTTGTTTGATTTAAAATATACCTTCCCATCTGCGGAAAAATTTCTCGTTTCCGGAATCAACCAGCAAATAAAAGGAGGATTCACCGCCTCACGTTCTTCGAAATGATGATACCGATATTCAATTTCCAGTACATCCAGAATTGCTTCTATCCTCTCCTTTGTCATAAATATCGTTCTATCCTTTCCTGTAGAATTTCCTTTGCGTGCTTTTCTGCAATTTTGATATGCGGGATCCCGTCCACTCTTCCACCATTCCTCTTTGCGTGTCCTTTTTCCAGCAAATGTGTAATCCGGTATTCCGGCTTTTTGGAATATACCACCATATCATAGCGGTGCCTTCCACTCAAATTTTTGTCTCGTTTATAGCTCCAGTGCTTTGCATATTCACCGGTATCTCCTTCCGGTGATATGGAACGTAATTCCGCAGCTGTCTGCTTCGCCGTCTCTTTCACTGCCTTTTCCACAGCTTCCTGTACATCCTCACGATACGCATCTAACTCCTGCATGACTTCGATTGCTAACTGATCAATATTAATTTTCGGCATTGTTTCTCACATCCTCATAAGTCGTTACTACTCTTTCCAAAGAAAGCAGTAAACAAGGTGGCGTTGCATCGTATTTATTCTGGATCTGTATGATCTTGTACTGCTTTTCTCCGATTATGCAGATGTCCATCGTAGAAATGTCTTCTACCGGCAGAATTGCAACTACTTCGTCAATCTGATTGGATAATACCTTTGCCTCATAGAACCGTTTGATTCCAACTGTACGAAATCCGAATCGAATTCCAGCTTGCCTGGTCTCTACAATCTTCCGCCCTTTTACTCTGCATATATCCAGTGATCCATCGTTAAATGTGATAAACTTTGTATCCTTACGTCTCGGCATTGCATCCACCCGCTTTTCTTCGGAAACTGCGCATCTGCAGTGATATGATTTCTGATTTATAATTTTGAATAAACTCATCTACCTGACCGGCTCTTGCATACATGCAGTAATTTAAGAGTAGCTCTTTTTCTTGTGTTTCGCTTTCAAAATCACAAAATCCTATTTTGCCCTCAAGGTACGCTTTTCCTCTCTCTACGATACCAGAGAGCTTTTTACGCTCCCTGATATCCATATCCCATGTAATATCCAGAAAATTCTTCACATCTTCTAACAGATCGCTCATGATTATGCCTCATTCTTTGTTACAGTCACCTGATATGTCTTGGTTGTCTTTCCATCTGTCACTTTTGCTTTTACTACATTTCCTGCGCCGGAAGCCCATGTAACTCTGCTGCCGTTTGCAATCGGTTTATCATTGTAGGTCAATTCCAGTTCTGCAGTGCTGTCTGCGATTACCGCCTGCACCGTGTTTGATGCGTCTGTTGTTGTCAAAGTATATGTCAATGTTCCTTCTGCGAACTCCGGTGTCAGTGTATGTCCCCCTACCTTGAAATCTGCAAGATTTGCATTTTCCACATTTTCTACACTTGGAACAACTTCCACTTCATAATGTGCTGGCTGCAGATCACTGATATCCAAAAGCATGAAGGCATTATCATCTACTGCAAATCCATGACCATACGTTTTGATCAGGTAAACCCTTTCATCTTCCAGGAATCTGTAATCATCTGAATACAAGATTCTTCCGTTATTTTCGATTCCAGCTCCCATGAGGTAAAGCTTTGCCATACCAAATACAGCCTTTCCGACTCCTACCGCCGGAGACTGGATCACATCGATTGGGAATGGCAGTGTACTTACATATCCACCGCCCGGCGCCGGTCTCTGTGTTGCCGACAGGACTTTACTGAAATAATCTGACGGATTTACCACCAGAATCAGTGTGTCTACGGTTCTTGCCTGTCCTTTTTCATTGATTGCCAGAACAGATGCCAATTTTCCAAGCTGCACATCATTAAACTTTGTAACCTTTACTGCTTTTTTATCTGGATATACTCCACCCTTGATCGTAACAGAGTCTCCCACCTGTTTTGTCATACCGATTGGCATGTCTTTTCCAGTTCCATTGATGATACCGTCTTCCAATCCATTTGCAAGCGCTTCATACAGAACCTGTCTCACATAAGCATCCAACCATTCTGGCCCCAGATCCAACATTGCTTTACACACCGGAAGAAATGCTGACAGTTTGCTCAGTGTCACATCTACCTCTTTAAATCCGGATGTCAGCTCCTGGATGATCTCTGCGCAAAGTTTTCCCCATGCTGCTTTCTGATATCCATTCGTATTCATCATCATTCGTGTCAACCCTGTTACGGATGTAAACTGGATTTTGGACAACAGCGGATGATCTGTTTTCAAATCTTCGAATACTTTGTCAATTACGGTATATGGCATTACCACATCCAGATTTTCTACTGCCTGTTTCGGATTCGGTGCTTTCATGGCTTCTGCCAGTTTCTGATAATATTCTTTTTCTTTGGATGTCAGCTGTCTTACGCCGCGCTCAGACAGAATTCTCTGATCTGCTTCTTCTACGATTCCCCGTGCCTGTTCTATGACACTTTCCTGAATCTTATCGCACAGCTCCACAAACGCTGCCTGGAACTGCTCTGCATCTCCGGCTGTGATTGCCTCATTCATCTTCTGTACGATTGCTGTTTTTTCCATTTCTAATACATCTAAATTTTTCCTTAAATCATGCCTCCTCTAAAAAGATTTAATACATTGTTTTTTCTTGGTTTCTTGTCTTCCTGTGGTTTCTGCATTGCTGCAATCTGCTGCCGGAAGCTCTCCTGACTATTTAACTGTCTTTGCATATCGGACAGCTTCTCCAGAATCTCTTCTGTATTGACCGGTTCTGCTGTCTTTCCCATAATCTCATCAATGAGTCCATATTCCAGCGCCTTTTCCGGAGTGAGGTAAGTCTCATTTTCCATTAACTCAATCAACTCACTTTCCTCAATCTTCGCCCTTTCCAGAAAAACTTGCCGGTTTGCTTCCATCATGTCATCCAGATCATCGGCATATTTTCTCAGTTGTGTTGCATTGCCCGAGCAATACATCCACATATTGTGTATCAGTGCCGTTGTGCCTAAGCACATTTTTCTTGTGTCACACGCCTGTAGAATCAAAAACGCAACACTGTGTGCTACGCCATCCACAATCCCGACTTTCTGGTTTTGTTTTTGCTTCAGTAAATTGTAAATAGCAACGCCCTCTTTTACAGATCCGCCATTTGAGTTGATATGCAGCTCAATTGTCTGTCCTTCTGGAATTTCACTCAGTTTCTCTGCAAAATATTTTGCAGAAGTCTCCGAGTCCTTATATTCCCATGCGTTCCAGTCAAATTCTCCATATTCTGTCACATCATCATAAATGTACAGAAGTGTTTTGTTCTCTGCCTGAACAGGCTGCATTCTCCAGTTTGTTATGTTTTTCCTTGTCTCACCTCTTTCCAGCCGTTATAAAATGGGAATCTCCTAACAAAATATTGAGTTAGTATGATTCCCATTTTTGATCAAATGCTATTTCCTTGTTGTTGCATTTTTAAAGTCGTTAAACTGATCAGAAGTCCACTGAAACGATGGCATATCTTTCCCGTTGTTTGCTCTGTACACATCCTGGATTACATCCATTTCTTTCTGTGTTGCCAACGGACGGATAACCATTCCATCAAAATAACTCATTCCACCTTCATTACCTACATGAATAAAACACTGCATAACTGTTGTTCTCCTTTCATCTTTACCTGAATATCTTAAAATACAATCCCACGGGAAATTATAATACCCGTGCACACTCGCTTCTCTTCCGCTGCTGTCTCCTGAAACTCCATCGTAATCAGAAGAAAATTCAGCCAGCTGGTTATTACCTACATATAATGCCACATGATTCACTTCATTTAGAAGAATATCTCCTCTGTTCAATGTGGTTCCAACTGGCAGTCTTGTCCATCCTCTAGCACAAAGCTCTGCGGCCATATTTCCTGTATATGTAGCTGACCCGGTATCAAATCCAGCATTTCGCAATGCTGTTATGATGGAGCTTGCACAATCGTAATCCTTTGGTCCCCATCCTCCGAGACGATAGCCATATGAATTGTCATTACACATGTTTATCATATTCTGCACAAATTGTTCTACGCTTGCCATAAAAGCCCTCCATTTTCTTAAATTTTCCTGTTTATCTAATACTTTCATCAATCAATGGCCTCACCCACTTTCCACCTCCGTCAATCCTGCAAGCAGGTCTTGAATCTTACTATAATTTTTCGTCATAAAGTGCTGGTTTGCCCAGTCTTCTTCAATTCTCGGTTTTCCGAGCACTTCCAAAATATCATTGATCGTAAATGCTCCGCTTGAGATCAGCTTGTCTACTGGAGTTGCAATATCAAAAATATCAATATGCTTGACTGCCAGAGTCTCTATCTTCACATAATTTCCAGCTTTAAATCCTGTGTATCCGTTTCTCTTTCTGTTGATCTCCTGCTGCAGCATCTTAATGAGCGGATCTATCACAAAGGTCAGAAGTTCATCAATCGCTTTCCCTGTATCCTGTACATCTCCTTTGGCCAGACTCGGTGGGAAAGAAAATGCTCTTGCTGTAAATTCAAAGATGTCATCAGCTAGAGACTTGATATCTCGTGTTGACTCTGTAGAATACGTCTTTCCGCTTTCTGAAATATCCTGATATTCGTATCCGTCAAACAATGGCAACACCGCACTGTCGCTTTCAAAGAAGTTCTTAAAATGCGTGCTCATCAACTCCTGGAATGTTTCATCGAAATTCTCACTTTCCTGTGCAATTGCTCCAATATTCAGGATTCCTTTTTTTCCTCTTGATTTTTTATAGGCATCCTGCGCATATATCAGTAATTTTGAATACGTTTCATACATCCCATTTGTGAGATTCCTCATATTTTCTGAGTTTAATTCGAAAAACATGACTTCCGACATTTCCCGTGTTTCAGACAATTCGTAACCGTCAAATGTGATCCCGCTGAATCTGTACTCCTTCAATGCCAGCACCTCTTTGCTGTAACTGTCTGCCACATAAATGTGATTGTTTACTTCTACTACAAGGCATTCATTGTTCCGGTACAGCTTGCCAATCAGCTTATTCATGAATGACGTTGCATTCTGGTTCTGATTTGGTTCGTAATTCCAAAGATAATACTCCTGCCCTTTTACTTCTTTCTTCTTGATATACGTTTTAAATTCGCATTTGCTGATGGCATTTGCAATTTTATTGACACAAGTCCAGAAAGCCAGCTCTCTCAGATATACTTCGTACATAGCACTCTGTACATCTTTATCTTTCATAATGTCATCCACTGTGATCCTTGTGGTACTGCTGCCTCCAAGTTTTTTGATCAACCAGTCTTTAATACTTAATTTCCTACGTTCACCCCCTTAATAACTGTAAACCTGTATTTTCGGTGTTGGTTTTGCCCGTTTCTGTGGCAGCACGTTTTCCACAGTCATCGCCGCTACAAATGCCATAAATGGGTCTGTTTTTCTGCTTTTTCCTTCTATTTTTCCATATACATAATTTCCCATATCGGCATCATCCTCTTTTCCTGGTTTTCTTCCATGCCTGATTAGTTTTGCATTATTGGTGGCCCACCTTAATTCTGGAGCATCTCCCCAGCGCAACCATTGATTTACAAAGCAGCTATCGATCAGAGGTGCCACTTTCATAATGTCTGATGGCCGGATCAGCTTCAGATTCTTATTCACTTTCATATCAAATCCTATTTCCTGCAGATATTTTCCGATTAATGCAAAACGGAAATCATCCAAGGCTAAAGCTTTGATATTGTAGGTGCGTTTTGCTTCCTGTATATAATTTGTAAGCAATGACGGATGTATTTCCACGTCATCTACAAGCGTCAGTCTTCCGGAATCCGCCCATTCTTTCCATGGAGCCTTGATCCTCGGAATATCTTTCGAATTTAGGCACATCCATGAATGGCTGATGTCAAACCGTTCATCTCCATCTCGGAAATGAAGATCTACGGAAGCCCAATCTGTTAATTTTGTATAGTCAATTCCACATACACAGCTCCATCTTTCCAGATCCGGCAGTAAGACGTTGGTCGCTTTGATATTGTCCCACTCCGTTACACTCATTTCTTCCGCGTTTTCCGGAATATTCATTCGTTTTGTCATAAATGCCGGAAGTCTTCTCGGATTTTTCTTCCATTCTCTGTATTCTTTCCTGATCTCTTCCATAAGACTTGGCAGATACGGCAACGATGGATTTGCCATTGGCCAGTTTTCTTCCTTATCCACATCTTCCTTTTTATTCAGTTTACAGATAAATGGTAATAACCCATTATCCGGTTCGCCACCTCGTAATATCTGTTCGGAAGTTTCCAGCAGATCATCCAGCGGTCCTTCCCGCACATCACCATTTGTCGTGTAGTAAGAACGTCTTGGATGTTTCTTCTTACCAAGTCCTGTCGTAAAGACGTTTATATTCTTATAGTCTTCATATTGATGGATCTCATTAAAGATACAGATTCCAGAACGAAGTCCGTCTTTTCCTTTCGGACTGTTTGTTCTTCCCTTCATAATAGACTTTGTTTTCAAGCATAAAACCTGTTCTTTCGTCCATCGGAAGAATTTCTTTAATTTCTTTATCACAGACGGTCGTTCAAATGCGTTTATCACGTCATGAACTGGCCGCATTGCCTGGTCCTCATTATTGGCGCAGATATCTACATCGTACTCTCTGATCCCATTATGTGGGGACATTAAACACACTGATTCGAGCGCAATTGTACCATCTTTTCCCGCTCCTCTCCCCAACATACAGAATAAATCCGGCCATCTTGGAAGCCCGGATTCTCTCCAATATGTGCAATCGTGAAGTCCGATCACAAACTTCTGCCAGGGAAATATTTCTTCAAACGGGAAGTATTTTGACATCCCGATATATTTCTCCAGCTGATCACAATCTATATAAATATCTTCATGCTCAAAACACCATTTTACATGCGCAACAAGCAGCTCCTGCTCTTCGCATACTGCATATGTTTTTTTCTCAACTATATCAATCCATTCCTGAATATATGGATGTATGTTACAGCTCATCTTCATCATCTCCCGAATCATCGCCAACCGGCTTAATTCCTAGACTGTCCAGTATTTTAAGCATTTGAGCATTGACCTTAATTCTCTGATCTATCGAGTCATTTTTCTTTTGTCCTTTTTGCCCTCCGCCATTATTATATTCAACGATAGCACCTCTCTTTTTGATATCTGCGATCAGTTCATTCTCCAGGTCCCAGAAGTCCATATATTTATCGACCAGATCAATGTAATATTTTCCGGTGGTTCCATTCCGGGCCAGCTGATCAAGAAGGTCCTCTTTAATTTCCACTCGCAATAATTCTTTTCTTGTTTTTCTCGCCCTTATACCACCCCCTCCGTCACGCGCGCACGAGAAATCTCTTTTGTCGGGAGCACCCACCGGTCTCTACGGGGCAAATTAAAACCCGATTTTTTCGACCGGGGGTATCCTGACAATTTGATTCTTCTTTACCATTTTTCCTCTGTCAGCGGTTCTTTTTTCTTTTGCTTTCGATATCCATGAACCTCTTCATGACAATCATGACACAGACTGATCAGGTTTCTCCGTTTCTCACCTCTGAAGCTGTACCAGATTTCCAATGCTTTATCTGGATGCTTCTTTACATAATTCACATGATGAACCGTCGTTGCCTTTGTATACTTTCCACGTTTCTTACATAACTGACATTCATATTTATCAAGCTTTAACACCTGTTCTCTCAATGCTTTCCACTTGCCCCATGTATAGAATCTGTGGATATTTTCTCTTATGCATTTCTTTACAAATGCAATCTCATGTTCTGTCATATTCTCACCTCAATTGCAGGAGAAGGAATCGAACCTTCGACCTTCAGCTAAGGAGACTGACGAGCTTCCACTGCTCTATCCTGCTATATTTGTGCGATGTCGCACAGTGTAGGCTTTTGCCCAGAGCCTTTTATCGTCTTTGCTCAGGACGCAGAAAAGCATCCGGCTTTCGCCAGATGCTCTCTGCTATTTTCCATTATTCACTTCTTCTACAAATTGCTTCATCAGCTTTGTAAGCTGTGTTCCCATCGCAACACCAGATTCTTTGCAGGCTTCCTTGAACTCTTCTGCTACTTTCTTGTTAATCTTATATGTTTTTGGAACTAACCCTGCTTTCTCATCCCACTTATCTTGTGGTCTCTGTTTCCTTTCTTCATTACCGAGCATGCTCATCCCTCACTTTCTTTATGAGGCAATAAACCAGCTTTGCTATTCCTATAGCAATGAAGAATATTCCTAACTTCCACAACATCCTTTACACAAATGAGCTTTCATGTTATATTTATTTTGAAGAAGGGCTTTCGCCCCTCTTAGCTAATTAAATAGCTTGTCGAGAATCATTAAAAGGATTCCAACGAATAAGTCCAGAATCGCACTGACCGCCAATGTCTTTATATCGATTTTGGACTTTTTCTTTTGTTTCTTTTTGCTCATTTGTATCTCACCTCCTTACAACTATATAATACCACATACGTATACGTATGTCAACACTTTTCTCAGAGGTTTTTAATCCGGACAACGGGAATCGAACCCGTGACACACAGCTTATAAGGCTTCTGCTCTAACCGACTGAGCTATGTCCGATCAACATTTATACAAAAAAACGCCCTGCATTTTCATGCAAGACGCCCTTTTGTAATTTGTGTGTGGTTTTACTGGTTGTCTTTAGGAGGAAAACTAAAAACACCTTAGCCGTCCAGCTTGTTCCTTTCGGCTTTATACCATATTAGCATTTTAAAACCGTCGTTTCCGTCGTTTTCTCAAATTTTTCTAAATATCTGTTATGTTTGCATCGGCAACTGTCCTCTGTATATGCTTTCCTTTTCTTTGGGAATACTTCATTCATCCTATGTGAGACCTGTACCCAACTTAGATCATCAATATAATAAAATCTGAGAATCATCCGGATTTCACTTTTTTTTATTTGTCCTATATATTCCTCTACCTGTATCTGTTTCTCCAGAAGATCCGTCTCCAACATCTGCAGCTTTGCAATGCGCTTTTCAAGTAAAAACTCACGTTTTTCATATTCTCTTTGTGGGAAGCCTGTTATTTTCACTGTTCGCAATGGTTTGTTGCCTTTCTTTCCACATGCAACAGAATCTTGCACAGTAATCTTGTTCAGTTGCTCTATTTTCTTTTTATCCTCTGCAATCCTACGTCTCAGATCTTTTATCTCTTCTTTCATGTCTGCATACTCAATCAGTATCTTCTTGTCCACTGGCAACACTCCCTTTCGTATCTACTCCCCATTTTCTTAAGCAGTCCTCTACAGAGTACGCCTTTCTTTTCATCCATTTCTTAGCGTTCTCTGTTGGCTCATGCTTAGCCATATCATGTGCATCTATCTTTCGGATGACTCCTGCTGTCTCCTTCCTGCGTCTCATGGCTTCCCTGTTCATGCCGTCACCTCAATCTCTTCTCCTGTCAGCTCTTTCAACTTTTGTCGCATTTCTTCCACAGTCATTTTCTTTGGTTCTTTGCGTTCCCAGATAAGTTCGAGGTTTGAGTATAGCAGGATTTCGTTAAATCGTGATACGTGCTGGATCTTGTATATTCGCATGATATCAAAATCTTTATCTCCAGTTGTATCTATTAAATCCTCGTTGTAGTATATGAGCTGATGACTTCCTTCTGCTCCGATCAACATGTCTCCTATAACGAGCCTTCTCCCATAACTTTTACTGCGGTACTCAACTACCATCCCATCTTTCAGATCTGCTTTAGTAAATTCTTTGTCCATGTTATACCTCCTTGTATGGTTCTGGTAGTGGCTGCCATGCTTCTACTTTCCCGTTTGGCACTCCGGCAAAACTTTGCCAAGCTCCATTTTCGTAATACATAGTGTGGATATATACAAATTCATCTACCTTGTTATTTGTATGCACAACTCTTACCGTAAATTGTGCTAAAACTTCTTTTCCTTCTTCCGGCAATTTCTCACTTACTGGAATCCATCCGGCATTATTATCCGGAACTTCATCCATATGGGAACGGATGATTTCTTTTGCATATTCCAGTCCTTTGCTATAGTTCCACGCATGATCGGCTTCATAACCGTTCTGCTCTTCATCAATCTCTTCCAAGATCTTCTCTAGTACGTTCATCGCTCCACCTCCAACAATCCTGCTTTTATAAATACACCTTCCAATAACTCGCTCATTTTATTAGTATCAATGGTAATCGGCTCGCGTGGAAACTCTTCTTGATTTCCGCAGCACGCATACAATTTCGCAATTAAAATATCATACTTTTTCATCGATCCACCTCCAACAGCTCTGGATTATCAAAAATGTTTCCTGCCACTTCCGTCTGGTAACTCCAATAGTTATCAAAATCAACAGTTAATCCATCCCCATTCATAACAAATCTTGCGGCGTCTTCTTCCCATTCACATGTAAAATAACCTTCTTCGTCTGGAAGTTCTTTCCAGCTTTTTCTCTTTGCTTTAAAAAGGATTTCTCTATTCATCTTCTTTTCCTCCGTTCTGTCGCATCTGCTCTATGTAAATGTTTGTGGCGCATCTTACAATCTCCGGTTTTAATCCATCGTAATCAGTGCCTTTATAAAAATTCTTGTCGCACGATCTTTTAATCATATACAGGATATCTTCAAATGTTCGTTCTTCCACTTTCCCTCTCCACTTCATTGTCGTATTTCATACACTTTCCATCCTTGTACGCTACGCATCGCTCTTTAATACACGGATTTAATACTGGTCTAACAAAATCGCCGTTGCCAATAAGCATTGCTTTTACCTCTTCTTTTCCCGTTAAATCAGGGCAAAATAAAATCATTCTTTCACTCTCCTGTTCCAAACTTCAATTGCTGTTCTTTCTAAAGCGTAACTACGTGTAGCAATTCCGCATTCTCGGCAATGTACATACGCAAAAATCACTTCTTTTCCTCTCCGTGTTTTCCTCATCCATTAATCTTTTTCCCCTATCGCTTCGCCAACTCCCGAACCAGTTCATCATTCCCTTTTTTCGTAAGGCCTTCATTACATGTGCAATCCGGATATACACATCGGAAACAATCCGGATATTTACAGAGCGGCTTTGAAATTTTCGTTCGATTCATTTCCAGTTTTCTCTTTGTCTCCAGCAGATCCGGTACCTTGACCTGTCTTCTGCTGCCCGCTTCCGCAAACCAGATCAGTCCCGATCTCTCCAGATACGCCCGAAAACAAATCTCATTTTTCTCAATCTGGAACATAACTTTCATGTACACCCACACCTCATGCACATCCATCCCGTCAAATAAAAGTTCCTGTATCCTGGATGCGTATTTCTCGTAACCTTCCACTACTCGATCACTTCCATTTCTCTTATTGAGACTTCATAAGCTGTTCTCTCGCTGTCGCCTTTTACATAAATCCTGCTCTGTATCATTCCCATGGCTCTCACTTTTATTCCGACTGGAAGCCCTGCTGCCAGCCTTGCGTTCGAATACCAGCAAATTGCCGGGAGATAATCACTTTTTCTGTGTTTCCTGTTTACTGCAATTAAAATATCCGTGATTTCTTTTCCGAGTGGTGTCTCTCGATAGAGCGGCTGTTTACAGATATATCCAATCAGATCAATTCTGTTTTGATCCGCTTCACCAGCTTCGCTGATTCCTTTTACAAATACATACAATTTCAAATGATTTCTTTCTCCATCCTTTTCATTGTAAGATCTGTATTCTCCAAAGATTGTAATTCTCCCTCCTACATTATCCCGAATCTCCTGCACTATCTGTTCCGGCACCTGAATCGGTATGACATCCATGTTTCCACTTGTCCGCATGACTTCTATAGTTGATTTATAGATCTTTCTTCTGTCTTGTGAAGTCAATAAATACTCTGGTGTTTCCATAATTTTTCCTGTGATCTTTACTGTGTTGTTTTCCATCTTTTTCTCCTATATTGCATATTCCGCTGATACCCGTCATGGTATTACTCCATTTCCAGCCCGCTCAGCGCTTTCAAGATTCTTCCATCCATGTTATCTTCATTTGCCGGTGTTTTTACAGTCAATAACATTCCAGTCTCATTTACCCACAGGACGAAATATCCCATTCCCATGGGTCCTGTCGGAAAGTCTTCATACTCACCTGTTTCGGATAGGCTTACCATTTCCAGAATTTGATCTGGTATGTAACTCATCTCTTTTGTCTCTACATTCTGTAACACTGCCATTCCCCTGTATTTGATTTCTGTATCCTCATACCGGTCTCTGGCTGATAACCATTTCTTGTATTCCCACTCATCCCTTACTTTTAGTTCATACTGCTTTTCTCCCTTTTCATAAGCTCTGTATACTTCGCCTTCTTCCGGAAGATCCCCTACAAGTTCAATGACTGCTGCCTTATTCTTGCTTGTAAAGTCCTTCTCATATACAAATAATATCCAATAGGCTCCCTGTATGAAGTACATTTCCTCTTTCTTTCCTACAGTGAGTCCTGCACCTTTCCATGCATCCTTCAATATTCTCTTAAATACGCTCGTCTTAATAAACATGATGCTCCTTTCCTCTCCCAGAGTTATCTGGGAGATAATTTGATGGCTTACGACAGGTTTTGTGACGTACCTGCTGTTGTATCTTCACGGCACTTGGCCGGAGATGCTATAAAAATTGGAATCCTGGATGTCCTTCTTTCTGCTTTTCATTTTGCGGTTCTTTCATCAACTCCTGCTGATCCAGATAATTCTTCTTGCTGATCTTCATCCAGTCTTTCCTTGTGTGTGACTTCTCATATTCCCTCTGTGCGATCTCGCAAAGCAGTTCTCTTGTCTTTCTGCAATTATGTACAGCTTCTTTTCCGCTTTTATGGTGCGGTTCACACAAATACACTTTCAATCCCTCGGCTTCCGATAGAATTCTCATCCCGGATCCAAACAATACATGGTGTTCCTCGGTATACTGCTTCCGATAGTCTCCATACAGATTGGCACAGAGATAGCACATGCCCTTTTCTGTGTTCAAAATGCTTTTCGGATGGCTGATTCTCTTTTTCTTCTTTTTCGGCTTAGGAAACGCCATATCACTATAATCAATACTCATAAAGTAATCACTTTCTCTTTCCAGTTGTCCCATCCGCCTTTTGGCCAGGCAAATTCTTTCTTCAGAAGCTGGATGATTTTCTCCGGATCCCCGGATTTTAAGATGTCTTCTATGACTTCTCCTTCCTGGACCACCTCTTCTGTGATCTCATGTACCTGTTTTTCTTCTTCCGGAAGATTCATAACCGGAGCATCCGGCATCAGTTCCGGATAATCTTCCACTTCCATCTGTCCCGGAATCTGTTCTTCTGTTTCTTTTGGCTCTTCCAAAGTTTCCTGTGCTTTTGCAGGTTCTGCCTTTTTCTTTAATGGTTCCGTCTTTAAGACTTCCCTCTCTTTCTTTTCTCTCAGCGGCATCTGATAAACTCTTTCATAGGCGTCTGAATCAGAAGTCTTCTTGCCTTCCGGATAAAAGGTCTGTTCAAATGTTTTGGCCAACTCCAGATAGCTGATCTCTTCTGGTTCTCCCCTGCCGTTGTATGGCATGATCCGAATCTGAAATTCACTGAATAGTGCATTTGCAAATTGCATCCGAAACATTCGGAATTTTGTTGGAGCTACAATTCCCATGATCTCCTTGTTGATCACACTTTCCTCTTTTGGCTCGTCTTCCCATATCCATTTATGCATTTTCTCAAAGCAGTCTTTTCCTTCTCCTTTGAAAAATTCATACACTAACGTTTCCGTCCAGCTTCCATGGTGTTCTTCTGGTGCGATGTCGCACAGGCTCATCTGCGGCGAATAACGATCTTCTGTTTCCCGGATGACTTCTTTTACCTCCCGGATTTCCCGAACCGTGGCATCTCTTGGTACCACTTCCCGCACTTCTTCCGGCAGTGCCAACATTTCAGATAGCTTGCTGCTGCCATATCCCCGGTATTTCTCCTGAATTTCCGGGCTGTTCCCGTCAATACTGTATGTATCGTTGATCTGCATAAACCGGATGGCCCACGTCCTGCTGATATTGAAGGTTTCTTTTGCAAACTCAAAAACATCCGCATACCCCTTTTCTTTATAAAACTCTGCATCTCTAGTCTTTTTTAAGAGATACCCGACTTTAATGTATCCCTCTGCGATATGTTCCAGTTCTTTCCGTAATGCAATTTCTACCCCCTGCAGTGTACTGATTGTCTGTAATTCTTCCATCTATCCAGCTTTCCTTTCTGTACGTTTCAACTTCTTTCTTTTGAATAGCTCAACAAATTCTTTGACTTCCTCTGTCATGTCTCCGTTATATTTTGCCCGACACTGGATCATAACCCCATTGTTTACCTCCATGGTGTAAAACGGCGTCTCCGGATCCTGCTTCTTTCTCAAGAACAGGATCGTTGTCTCACCTTTGGCCACCCGGTCAATGTACGTGGCAACACAATGATGCATGGCATTTCCCTCCTGCCTGATTTCATGGATCCGTTTCGGAAGTCTCAACACAAATTGTTCTGTTTCCATTTCCAGATAGCTGTCCCGTTTTCTGTATTTCTCGTACTTTTTGTCTTTTTTATTGTCCAAATCCTCTTTTGCTTTTATTTCTCGTTCTCTGCTCTCTTCAATCAACTCTTCATGACGCTGTTCTAAATTCTTCGGAAATAAGATCCACGACTCTCTCATGTTGTATCCCAGTTCCTCTGCCATCTTCAGATAATCGTGATAGTCCACGGCTCCTCTCTTGTCTTCTCCTAACACTTCTTTGATGTACCGTTCCATCTTGTGAATGGTGGTATACCGGATGTATCTAGTGAATTTTCTCTGAAGCCTTGCAAAAAACTGAATCTGCCGCCATGTTGGATGTAATCCCTTCTCCTGCATTTCATAAGTGGTGTTATATTCCCTTACACTTGGATTCTTTCCAGCCAACAGCTGGTAATATTCCCCGCTGAGCCCTAATATCTTTTTGCAGGACCGTTCTTTCTTCTTTAAGTATCCTGTGTTGTACCCCTGCATTTCTTCTTTGACAATTCTGTAAAACCCGCACTTTACCAACTGTTCGATTCCAGGCATACGCCGGTATCCATCTATATATTCATCCAAATACATTTTTTCTCGATATTTCCCACGTTTCACAAAACATTCCATTGCAGAATACTGAAACGGTGTTCCTTTTAAGATCTGTTTGAGATTCCGGTTATAAAGGATCGCTTCATGCTCTACCACTTTATAATATCTCCATCCGTCTCTGTGTTATCGGGCACACTATAACAAACTGATCTTCCACTTTTCAGGCAAAATAAAAG